AATGGAGATACTGTACAACAAATTTATGGTAATGGATATAGAATTACAACCAAGAATGAACATGTGTTGGTTGAAGGATTCTGTTCAATAAAAGTTGTTGGTAATTGTCAGTTGGAAATTGAGGGTGATAGAATTGAACATGTGAAAGGTGATTACAAACTACGAGTTGATGGTAACTATGATATTATTGCGAAGAAAGGATACATGCTCACCAGTGCTGAAGATGTTGACATATACGTGCATGGTGTGACGAGTGCATTAACAATTCATGCACCGAATGTACCTGCTCTTACTCCTGGAATTATTTTGAATGGTAGCACAGTGATTGAGGGTTCTCTTGATGCATCTTCCGTATCTTCTGCGGGAGCAGTAACTGCTAAACTAAGTTTGTTTGTTGGTCCTGCTGGTATAGTGTGTGCAGGTGGAGCACTGATCGGGTTTCCTGTTGGTGTTCCAGTACCTGGATTTACTGTATCTTCAGTACAGGTAGCATCACCATTGGGCATATTTGGTATGGTAAGAGATTTTGGTGGATTTTTATCAAGTTTAAGAACTTGCTATAATGCACATTTTCATGTTGGTGTTGAAACTGGTCCTAGTGTTACAGGACCAACTGATGCACCAGATGTTCCTGTTCCAGCTCCAGTGCCAATAATGATCTAATGGAGAAATATAATGACAAATAGTGTATTTGATAGATTAGGTTATAACTTCGATTCAGATAATTTTGAAGGTGCTGAACAACTTTCAGATGCTGCATTAAATACTTTAGAAACAAGAAAAACAACACTTGCAACATGGCAATACGATCAAGTTGCAAGAAGTGATACTGCTCGAACAAATTATTATAGAAATCCCACAGCAAATCTTTATATTAGTTTGCGTAGTACAGCAAATAACCTTATGAGATTGGCATCCAATCTTTCATTATCAAATGTTGCAGTATCAGCAAATGCATTTGTGCTTGAGTTAGATAAATTTAAATCACACACAGATAATATTTCAGGTGTTTTGGAAATGACAGGAAGACGATTTGATCCTGATACACCACAGTATGAAATAGCTATAGCTACTGCCGAACAGATGGTAACTCTATTGTATTCTGCTGATAATGTAGCAAATACGGTTGGTGCATTAGGTAGTTTTACTAGTCTTTTTATCAATAAACAATTGACTGCTAATGATACTATACTTGCTGCTGATTTGGTATCGATGAATTCAGCAATATCCTATACTGGTATACCTCTACTACCCTATTCGACTTTGGGTGGAGTGGCAATTGAAGCAATCAATTCTCATATTGCTATTGCTAATACTATGGTTGCCACTCGTAGAAATCACGATTGGAATTTTTTCAAAAAATCAAGAGCAATCAGTTCTGATATGGGTAAAGTCACACAATTCAACAGTATGGGTAAAATGAAAACTCAACTAATTCAGTATAAGATAGGAACAGATGCTTTGATAGCAAATTTACAAGCACCTGTAATCCACGACTCAAATACTGGAGTGTTTGCCTCATCCACTACTATTGAGACAACACCAAATGCTGATTCTATACGTGCAACAACACTTGCTAAATCCAATTCGGCATTTGCAAACTACTATGCAACCGCAACATCAACCATCGATGAAATAATTCTTGACTATGGAACTGTGGGTACACAAGACCAAATTGTTATGGATTATATCAATTCAGTAACACAAAACACTTAAAGGTTGAATAAATAGCATATGGCTACAGTTACTACAGATACAGTAAGAGATTTTCGGGACTTGGACTTATCGTTCAACATTCATCCTGTCAAAAAGGATATCAATAAACATGTTGGTGTCAAGGCAGTTATCAACTCGATAAAGAATCTAGTTCTTACCAATCACTACGAAAAACCATTCCAACCAGAAATAGGTTCGAATGTTCGTAAACTTTTATTTGAAAATATTGATGAGTTGACATCTATTGCCCTACAGAGGGAGATAGCACAAGTTATATCAAACTATGAACCTAGAGCATCTGTCTCTAAGGTTTATGTTTTTGCTGATTTTGATAATAATGGATTCAATGTAGAAGTTGAGTTTTCTGTTATCAATCAATCTGACCCAATTACAATTACCTTTTTCCTCGAACGGATTCGATAAATGGCTGCTCGTTTACAAGTTACAGACCTTGATTTTGATACAATCAAATCTAATCTAAAGAATTTTTTAAGACAGCAATCGGAGTTTACTGATTACGATTTTGAGGGTGCTGGTCTAAATGTTCTGTTAGATATTCTGGCATATAACACTCACTACAATGCATACTATTTGAATATGGTTGCTAATGAGTCTTTCTTAGACAGTGCTACGACACGTGATGCTGTGGTATCACATGCCAAGACACTCAACTATGTTCCATATTCAGTTACTGCTCCTAAAGCAATTGTCAATGTAACGGTTACTTCAACAACAACAGATGCTGATACTGCTACAATCCCAAGAGGATACACTTTCTATTCTGAACTTGTTGATGGCGTTTCATACAATTACATAACAACCGAATCAGTTACTATATCCAAAACTGGAACTCAATACTTCTTTGAAAATATAGACATCTATGAAGGACAGTTTATAAATTTTTCACAGACGTATAGTGCTACATCAAATCCAAAATCAGTGTTTATTATTCCAAATGCAAACATTGATACACGAACACTCAAGATTACTGTAAATCCAGTTTCGGGGAATACAGCAGCACAAACATATAACTTAGCAGCAGATATTCTTGATGTCACTGGTTCTTCATTGGTTTATTTTTTGAATGAAGGTAATGATGGAAAATTCAAAGTTAGCTTTGGTGATGGTGTAATAGGACAACAACTGGCCGATGGTTCAACTGTCAATATGAGTTATTTGATTACATCAGGTGGTATTTCAAATAAAGCAAATAATTTTACAGCAGGTTCGACTATCAACGGATATAGTAATATCAATGTGAGCGTTGTATCACCTTCTGCTGGTGGTTCTGATCGTGAGAGTGTTGACTCAATCAAATTCTCTACTGCATCTCAATTTGCTACACAGAATCGTTTGATTACATTCAAAGATTATGAGACATACATTCTGCAAAACTACACTTCGTTAGATTCAATTTCTGTGTGGGGTGGTGAGGATGAAGAAAAACCAGTATATGGTAAAGTATTCATTTCGTTGAAACCTAAAACCAATTATTACATTTCAGAAGCAGAAAAACAACGAATTATTGATGAAATCATCAAACCAAAAGCAGTGGTTTCTACTGATGTTATTATTCGTGATCCAGAGTATTTGTATCTATTGATTGACAACACAGTACGATATGATGCACGAAAAACATCATTGACTGAAAGTGCTTTGAAAACAAATATACGAAATACTATTTTGAACTATAGTAATCTTTATTTGAATAAGTTTTCATCAAAGTTTGTTTTATCAAAACTTCAAAAAGCAATTGATGGTACTAACTTGAATTCATTTTTTGGTTCACAAAGCACACTTCGTGTTCAGAAAAGATTGTTACCATCATTGGTATCAACCAAACCATACAGTGTAAAATTCAATATACCATTACACAGAGGTACGATTGGTAATAAACTAACATCAACTTTTTTCAAAACACTTGATGGATCGGGAACAGAACAAGAAGTTCAGTTTGAGGAAGTTCCACAATCCTATTCGGGAATTTCATACATTCAAGTATTGGATGCTGGTGTGAATTATACTTCACCCCCAACAGTAACTATTTCTGGTGATGGTATTGGTGCAGAAGCAGTTGCAATTGTTGTCAATGGAAAAATTTCTAAAATTGAAATGGTGAATAGAGGTATTGATTATACACGTGCTGTGATATCTATTTCGGGTGGTGGTGGTTATGGTGCAACTGCTATTCCAGTAATTGATTCAAGAACTGGTACACTACGAACAGTTTATTATAATCAACTATCCGAAAGACAAATTGTCAATGCAAATGCTGGAATTATTGATTATGACTTAGGAACATTGACAATCAATGATATTAGAATTACTTCTGTTTCTTCTCCAGACGGATATATTCGTTTTACTATACAAGCAGAAAATACAGTAGTTAGCACAAATAGAAACACCATTATAACTATTGATGGTACCGACCCAACTTCTATTTCAACTGTATTGATTTCAGAACAATAATGAGTAATCTAAAAACTTCGGTACTTATAAATCGTCAAATTCCTGAGTATATTAGGGATGAGTATCCTGCATTCATAAATTTTGTTGAAGCATATTATGAATTTCTTGAAACTAAACAAAGTTCAGCCAATAATGATTTAGTCACATCTGCAAAAGATTTGAGAACATCTTTTGATGTAGATGCATCTATCAATCAATTTGAAGATAACTTTTTCAACACATATGCTAATCTTCTACCACGTGATGTGAAAGTAGATAAAGCAACACTGATAAAAAATGTTTTACCGTTATACCTATCTAAAGGTTCGGAAAAATCATTCAAGTTTTTATTCAGAATGTTATTTGATGAAGAGTTGGATATCATTTATCCGAAGAATAATGTTCTTCGTGCATCTGCTGGTAATTGGGTGGTCGATAATAAACTTCGTATCAACCAAGATTTGGCAACTATCTACACGTGTGATGGAACAGTCAAAACATTTATACTAGCACAGTATTCCAATTTGGATGATATTACTGTTTATGTAGATGATGCAGTTCAATCATCAGGATTTTCATTACGCAAAGAATATCGTAAAATTATATTTGATACTGCACCAGCAAATGGTTCAGTTGTCAAGATTGTTTATCGTTCATTCAATATTGATCTTCTAAACAACAGAAAAATAACTGGAGCATCTTCGGGTGCTAGTGCTATTGTAGAAAGAGCATCACGAAGAATTATTACTGACCAATTGAACTTGGGTCTTCCAATCGAATTGGTTATCAGCACAAAAACATTATTGGGTAATTTTCAAAATGGTGAAGTTGTAAATACTGACATCATAGATTCTAATGGTGTTTTAATTTCCGTTCAAGCCACTACATTTTCTATTATTAGAAGAATCAATATAATAAATGGTGGTAGTAATTATAATGTCGGTGATGTTGTGGTGGTTAGTGGTGGTGGTTCAACTATTGATGCTACTGCAATTATTGATGATGTTTTTGAGGGTTATATTGATAGTATCAATGTGCATAGTGGGGGTGCAGTATTTACTGATGCATCGGGTATCAATGTCTATGGTAATGCTGCTTCTTTTCTAAGTCTTGTTGTTGATGGTATAGATGTATCAGGTGCTAATGCGGGAAATATTTACTCTGTATCGACTGATACAATTGCTGATTTTACAGGTTTGACAATTTTAGATACGAACTATGGATTTATTGGGCAGAAAGTTACCAACTCAAATGCGAATACACGAATATCAGATACTCTGACATTCCAAAACATAACAGTTGGTCCAATCACAAATGTAAAAATATTATTATCAACTACTCCCACAACTATAACACCAATACTTGATGCTGTAGGTGCTACCTATCAAACATCAAATAATAATTATACTCATACAACAAAAGGGTTTGGTTCGATTGGTCGATTCAGAGTAAATTCTGGTGGTTCGGGTTATATTCCTGGAGATGAAGTAATATTTGGACCGAATCCACGTATGTGTTTTGGGTCTGGAGCTGCCGCAGTAGTTTCACGTGTAAATGGAACAGGAGGAGTCACTCGTATTGAAGTTCAACCGCCAAGGATTGCAGGAACTGCGAGTATTGTTTCTACTAATGCTTATGTGACAGGCACAGGAACATTCTTCAGTGATGAGTTGAAAGTCAATGATAGAATTGTTATCAATAACGAATCACGTTATGTTGAAACCATTTATTCTAATACATCATTGAGTGTCAATGTTGCTTTCCTAACTACCGCAACAAATAGAAAAGTTGGACTGTATGATAAACTACCTTTGGGTGGTATAAATTATGTGGCAAACAGTTTTCCTGAAGTAACCATATCATCTCCAACTGGTTCTTCTGCCAATATTTCAATATTTTCTTTGGCATCGGATGGTGAAGAATTATCTGCTGGTAATACTATCAACCAACCTGGATCAATTCTAAGTGTAAGAATTATTAATCCTGGTTCTGGATATCAATACTTGCCGATTGTAGATTTGTCGGGTAAGGGTAGTGGAACTGCTACTGCTAATGCGGAGATTGAAAGATCGTATCTGGCAACCGCAGGAAGATGGACAAGCACTGAATCTATTCTTTCTGCTGCTGACCGTAGATTGGCAGGTTCGGGATATTATATTGATTACTCATACATAACTTCTTCGACTGTGGAATTCACCAAGTACAAGAAGATACTAAAGGATTTGTTACATCCAGTTGGATTTGTCAATTATGCTAACTATAATAGGACTAGTGAAATTGTCGGAAACACTATTGATACGGCAAATGTTAGTTTTGTGACTATCTCTGGTAGAGTAAATGTAAATTCATCCATCTACGTAACAGGAATAAATACTCGTTTCAACATAGCAAACACCAAAGGTATTCTGACCATTGGTTCACATATTTCAGTGAATAATCAGATTAGAACTATCAACTCTATTCAAAGTAATACAGTCTTGACGGTATCAAGTCCATTTACACAATATGCAAATTACCAAACAATTTACATTTCAACCACAAGTTCTTGATAAATAGAAATTATGACCACAACAGTAACATCTAAAAAATTAGCATTCAATTCTGCCGAACAGTTCAAGGAGAGCTTTACTGAAGCAGCACTTACTGTTGGATATGTTTTTGTGGGCAATCATTTGGTATATGCGAATGAATCATCTCCCGATTCGATAGTTGATACAATCGTTGATGAGAAAGATGTATGGGATAACATGATGGCTGCCAAACGAATTACTGGCAACGATGTTGAACTGGTTATTCCTAAAGTAACATGGACTGCAAATACAAAGTATCGTCAATATGATGATACTATTACAGTATCTGATCTTATTTCATCTAACACATCGCAGAATCTAAAACCAATATATGTGTATACATCGGCACGTAATGTATACAAATGTTTGTCTAATAATGCTTCTGCAAACTCCACAGTAGAACCTACTGGTGATTATACATCATCAAATGGCAACATCGCAACTGCTGATGGGTATGTTTGGAAGTATATGTACAATGTAAAACCATCCAATAAATTCTTGGCAGATGCCTGGATTCCCACACCAGTTTCCACACGACAATTAGATTATAGTGTGAGTGATCTTGGTGTTGTTGATGGTGAGTTAACCACTATCGTAGTAATGGATAGAGGTGCAGGATATTATCATAATAATGTTACCGTTACTTCATATGCCACAGGATGTACTATTCTAACTCTCGCCAACACGACGAATGTAGTGGCAAACATGACAGTTTCTGGTTTGGGTATACCAGCACAAACATATATCTCTTCGTTGGATACACCGAATAATAAAATATCAATATCACGTGCTGTTACTGCTAATGGTGGTGGAACTGCTGCAAACCAGTTGTCGATAACTACCAGGATTTATATTGATGGTGATGGTATCGGTGCAATCGCAACTCCAGTTCTTTCTGGTTCAACTACTGGAAATGTTTCTAAAGTTACAATAACAACTATTGGAACTGGTTATAGCCGTGCTAATGCTTATGTGTATGGAACAGGTACAGGTGCTAATACTGCCAATGTTCGTTGTATCGTTGCACCAAAATATGGACATGCATATAATCCTGCTAAAGAATTGGGTGGGTCGAACGTGATGGTGTCCTCAAGGATTGGTGAGATTGATGCAACCGAGAATGGAAAAATCTCAGCAAATACTACATTTAGGCAGTTCGGTCTTATTATAAACCCACATAAATATGGGGAATCTTCCGTTGTCACAAATGCAAATGCTAATTCATTCATTTCGCAAACTACTGACCTTACGGTAGTTTCAGGAACAGCATTTGCATTGGATGAATATGTTTATCAGGGAACAGCAGCAAATAATGCTAGTGCCTATGGACATGTTATAGATCAATCTACAAACACTGTAAAATTGACTCACGTACATGGAGTCTTTACAACTGGTCTTTCACTAACGGGCGCAAACTCTGGTACATCCAGGATTGTGGTTCGTGGTTCCAATCCAGAATTCGAA